AGCAGGAAGACTTGGCTGGACTTGATACTACTATTGATTGGAAAAATACAGGTGATAACAGTTATGACGGAGAAAAGCTTCAATTATTAGTACATGATGAAAGTGGTAAATGGGAAAGACCTGATAATATATTAAACAACTGGAGAGTTACAAAAACATGTTTACGATTAGGTAGTAGAGTTATAGGTAAATGTATGATGGGCTCAACATCAAACGCATTAGACAAAGGTGGAGAAAATTTCAAAAAACTATACAACGCATCCGACGTTACTAAACGAAACAGAAATGGACAAACAGCGTCTGGACTATATTCTCTTTTTATCCCAATGGAGTGGAACTACGAAGGATTTATTGATGAGCACGGAAGCCCAGTCTTCAATACTCCAGACCATGATGTCTTTGACCCCCATGGAGAGTTAATAGATGTAGGTGTAATAGACAACTGGCAAAACGAAGCTGATGGATTAAAAGGCGATCAAGATGCATTAAACGAATTTTACAGACAGTTTCCAAGAACTACTGAGCATGCGTTTAGAGATGAAACAAAAAATAGTATATTTAACTTGGTTAAATTATACGAACAAATAGACTATAATGAAGAAATGTCTAGAACGTTAGGTATTTCTGTAGGTAATTTTCAATGGGTAAATGGTGTAAAAGATTCTAAAGTAATTTTTTATCCAGATCCAAACGGTAGATTTAAAGTAAGTTGGGTGCCGCCAATAAACTTACAAAATAAAGTTGTAATTAAAAATGGTGTTAAATGGCCGGGTAACGAGCACATGGGCGCTTTTGGCTGTGATAGTTACGATATATCAGGAACTGTAGATGGTCAAGGTTCTAAAGGTGCTTTGCACGGGTTAACAAAATTTAGTATGGAAGATGCTCCTGCTAATCAGTTTTTTTTAGAATATTTAGCTAGACCACAAACTGCAGAAATATTTTTTGAAGATATTTTAATGGCATTAGTTTTTTATGGCATGCCTATACTTGCAGAAAATAATAAACCAAGATTACTTTATTATTTAAAAAGAAGAGGATATAGAGGTTATAGTATGAACAGGCCAGATAAAAAATGGAATAAATTATCTATTGCTGAAAAAGAAGTTGGTGGCATACCAAATTCAAGTGAAGACATAAAACAAGCACATGCAGCTGCTATTGAAATGTATATACAAGCACACGTTGGTGTAAAACAAGATGGAACGTTTGGCAGTTGTTATTTTAATGAACTATTAAATGATTGGGCTAAATTTGATATAAACAAAAGAACAAAGCATGATGCGTCAATAAGTTCTGGTTTAGCTATAATGGCTAATAACAGGCATTTATACACACCGCACGCGCCAGTAGTAAAACCAAAACTAAACATAAGTATTGCTAGATATTCTAATGAGGGCAATACATCTAAATTAATTAAAGAATAAATATGGCTGAGTCAGTTATAAGAGATTACTTCCCGAGTCAAACAGTTAGCGATGCTGAAAAAGCTTCTGCTGATTATGGTTTACAAGTAGGTAAAGCTATTCAAAGAGAATGGTTTAATAGTTCGGGTGGACAAAATAAGTTTTCTAGCAATAAAGCTAAGTATCACAAGCTTAGATCTTATGCTAGAGGAGAACAATCAATACAAAAATATAAAGATGAATTATCTATAAACGGTGATTTATCTTATTTAAATTTAGACTGGAAACCAGTACCTATTATACCTAAGTTTGTAGATATAGTTGTTAATGGTATATCAGAAAGAACTTATGACGTTAAAGCTTATTCTCAAGATCCTATGGGTATAGAGAAAAGATCTAAGTATATGCAAGATATACTTACCGATATGGCTGCTAAAGATTTTAACGAACAAATAGAACAAAATTTTAATATCAACGTTAAAAGATCATCTGTAAAAGAACTACCACAAAGTAAAGAAGAGTTAGATTTACACATGCAACTAACTTACAAACAAGAAATAGAAATAGCAGAAGAACAAGCTATTAATGTTTTGATGGAAGGTAATAACTATGAGTTAACTAAAAAAAGGTTTTACTATGATTTAACGGTTTTAGGTATTGGCGCAACAAAAACTTCTTACAACTCTTCTGAGGGTATAGTTGTTGATTATGTAAATCCAGCAAATTTAGTTTACTCTTACACTGAGTCACCTTATTTTGAAGATGTATACTATGTTGGTGAAGTAAAAACCATACCTATAAACGAACTAGTAAAACAATTTCCAGACCTTACACACGAAGAGCTTGAAACAGTTGTAAAAACGAAGTCGTATCAAAATACAAATTATAACAGTGGTTTTGGTTCTGGAGCTGAGTATGACACTAATAAAGTTCAAGTATTATATTTTAATTTTAAAACATATAATCATGAAGTTTATAAAGTAAAGCAAACAGGTACTGGTGGTGAAAAAGCAATATTAAAAAACGATAAATTTAATCCACCAAATGATTTAGAAGGAGATTTTAAAAAATTATCTACAGCTGTTGAAGTGTTATACGAAGGAGCTATGGTTTTAGGTACTTCTAAATTACTTTCTTGGCAGTTGGCGCAAAACATGATAAGGCCTAAAAGCAACTATACTAAGGTTAAAATGAATTATGCTATTGTTGCCCCAAGAATGTATTTAGGTAAAATTGAAAGTTTAGTTAGTAGAATAACTGGTTTTGCTGACATGATACAGTTAACACACTTAAAGCTACAACAAGTAATGTCTAGGTTGGTTCCAGATGGTATTTATTTAGATGCAGATGGTTTAGCCGAAATAGATTTAGGTAACGGAACAAATTATAATCCACAAGAAGCTTTAAACATGTTCTTTCAAACCGGTAGTATTATAGGTAGATCAATGACTGCTGATGGTGATATGAACCCTGGTAAAGTACCTATACAAGAAATAGCAAGTGGAAACGGTGGTGCTAAAATGCAAAGTTTAATTCAAACTTACAATTATTATTTGCAAATGATAAGAGATGTGACCGGGTTAAATGAAGCTAGAGATGGTAGTATGCCAGATAAAAATGCTTTAGTAGGTGTGCAAAAATTAGCCGCAGCAAATAGTAACACAGCAACAAGACATATACTACAGTCTGGTTTATTTTTAACAGCTGAAACAGCAGAAGCATTATCACTAAGAATATCTGACGTTATTGAATACTCTCCAACTAAAGACGCTTTTATACAAGCTATAGGCGCACACAACGTTGGTGTATTAGAAGAGTTAAAAGAATTACATTTATATGACTTTGGTATTTTTATAGAATTAACTCCTGACGAAGAAGAAAAAGCAATATTAGAAAACAATATACAAATGGCTTTACAGCAGCAAAGTATAGAATTAGAAGACGCTATTGATCTTAGAGAAATTAAAAACGTAAAGTTGGCAAATCAATTACTTAAAATACGTAGAAAAAAGAAGCAAGAAAAAGATCAACAGTTACAGGAAAGAAATATGCAGATGCAGTCTCAAACAAATCAACAGGCTGCTCAAGCTGCCGCACAGTCAGAAATGCAAAAAAATCAAGCAAAAGCTCAGATGGAAGCTCAGCTAGAACAAACTAAGTCTCAATTAAAAATGATGGAGCAAGAGACAGAGGTTAAATATAAAAAAGAGTTAATGGAGTTAGAGTTTCAAATGAACATGAAGTTAAGGCAAATGGAAGTACAAGCTAAATCTAATAACGAAAACATGAAGGAAGATCGTAAAGATCAAAGAACAAAAATCCAAGCTACACAACAAAGTGAAATGATAGAACAAAGAAATAGCGACGCAGGTGCTAAAAACTTTGAGTCTACAAGTAATGATAGTTTAGGAGGTAATTTTAATTTAGGACAATTTGATCCTAGTTAATTATTTTATTAATTTTATAATATTATATTATGGCAGAAAATGAAAACGTAACTGAAGAAGTTACACAAGTACCTGAAGAAACAGGTAAATTAAAAGTAAAACCAACGTTAAAAAAATTTAACAAAAATCAAGAAACTATAAAAGTAGATTTATCAAAACCAAAAGACCAAGAAAATGAAGTTAAAGAAAATAACCCTGTCGACGAGGGAGTGGTTGCAAAGCCTGATAATGCCGAGCCCACAGAAAAACAAGAAGAAGTACAACCGAAAGTTGAAACACAAGAAGAAACACCAGTATTAGAAGAAATTATTGAAGAAGTAAAAGAAGATACTGTTGTTGAGGAAAAGGT